GAGCAGCAGAGAAGGCTTTAACCACATTCTCTGTCTCCTCATTGAGCTTGTCCACCTTTGTCTCGACTGCCAGTAACCTTTCATAGATTTCTTTATGGGTTACTTCTTCCATTTATCACTCCGGCTTATCGGGGAATGTTACATTTAAGGGGAAACCCTCCTGAGCTGTTATATCACGCAAAGCCTGACGATAGGTTGCCCAATCAGCAGAGAGGGTAGAACCAGCCTCAAAAGCCTTAATAGCCATCCAGTCGCATGAAGCTAAAAGTTCATCACGTTTTGCACGAACAGCCGTAGCCGCTTCGTCATTCTTACGGGCTGTGTACGCTTGTTCTTGCTCTGCCTTGGTGACTGTTACACCTTCGTCATTAACGTAGTCAGAGAACATATCACGCTCTGTGTACGCCTCCACCCAGTTGCCATTAGCATCCTGAGTAACACCATTGCGACTGACCACCTTGTACTCACCCGATGGGGCTGGAGCAGGAGCCGCTAACACTGGGTCAATTCCTAAGAATTCACAAATGTCAGCAGTCCATACCCGAGGCAGGGATGTGTTGGGCATTGAGCGGCGAATTTCGCCTTGAGTTTTTACAGCACCAGTGGTGCGATTACGATATTCAGACATAGATTGATCCTTTCTTTTGTCTGTTGATTAGGCAATTGCCAAGAATATGTATGTACCACCGCTGGCATTCAAAGCAGCCGGGGCAGAGGATGTCACCGTGAAACCAGCAGAGTACGGGTCAATGTAGTCTGTTGAAGTCACTTCAGTTGCCGAACTGTTCAAGAGCAAGTACGGGTCATTGCCAGCAACAATACCACGAACACTATCCCAGACATACCAGTCACCTGTTGAGTCAGTACGCTTGATTAGCACAAACCTAGCACCAGCAGAGAAGCCGCAGTCCACGTTTAGGTCTGAGGTTGTTCCCGTGTAGGAACCGACTTTGGAGACACCGGCGAGGGTGGCGAATAGGTAGGCGATGTAGTTTGTGCCAGAGAAATTCACTACACTGTTGGAGCCGACAGTAAACACCGAAGAGGTCGGAGTGGTGTCGTTCCACCAAGTATTTGTGGATTCTGCATCTATTGTGTTGAGGTACATAAACTTAGTGTTTCCCATGCCCGAATGATATACAGGCCAAGGCCGACCACCAGAATAATCACGGGCCTTGACAATTATCATCTCAGGCGCAACACCTAAATTATGCGCTACCGTCCTACCTGCTGTTCCATTACCCTCATAAGCCACCACATCAAAGAAGCCGGGGGCACGGCGGAACATCGGAAATATATAAGTTCTCCCAGAGGTATTAAAATAGGATGTAATATCTACTCCAGTGTTATTATCCAAACCAAACACAAAACCCGTGCCTTCGGCGTCAGGGCCACTTGTTTTAAGATAAGCACTGCTCCCCCTTAGCCTGTCTGTTAAGTATTTATCTCCTGTTGTGGGACGCTCAAGATCAAGCATCATATCAACTGGAAACCCTGTGGTAAGTGTTTGTAGCGTTCCACCGTTACCCGTGTAAGCCACAGGAGCAAACACCTCAGTCCCAGACTCAGGAGTCTTCATCGGTCCACGGCGGATGGCTATGTAGATGTAGGTGGAATTTGCGTTGTATGAAACATTATCTGTTGTGAATCCTGTGGAAGTCATTTGTAGCGTATTAGCACCACCTGTTATTTCCTGATCACTACTGTTTGCAAATAAAATTGGATTAGAAGAATAACTTGTTGGTTGCGCTGTGAAACCCCTCATGTTATCTTGTATGCACCAAGCACCTGTGTTGCTAGACCTTTTTGCAATAACAAATTGCGGCTCCCACCCAAGATTAACAGTTGCATTAGCACTACCGTCAGTAGTAAACGACCCACAGCTAATAACATTCTGCTCGCCATCGTCGCCAAAGCCTCCTGCATCGTGTGCGAAGAGGTATGCGACGAAGGTTCGACCAGAACCATTGACTCCGCTGTCCGTCCCTAAAGTGAATACGCTATCGGTTGGCGCTGTGTTATTCCACATATTAGGAGCAGAATTGGTGGCGTTTGTCAGGTTCAGATAAATAACATTATTGGCACTTAAAGACCTGTGATAGCAAAACCATTCATCAGCAGAGTCTGTTCTCTTAACAATAATGAATCCGGGTTCGCTTCCAAGGTTATGCGCCACAGTACGCCCAGCAACACCATTCCCCGTATACGTCACAACGTCAAAGAACTTTGGAGCCTTGCGGAATGTCCATGAGGCGTATGTTCCGGCGCTAATATTGCAGCCGCTATCTGATCCAACAGAAAAGCCGTCAGAATTAAAAGCTGTCAGAGACTGTGTATCTTGGCTTTGCGCTAAAGTAAGATTGCTAAACAGGCGTTGTGTTGCTCCACGGGAGGTGTCAAACAATAAGTTATCCCGCGTTGCGCTACGTTGTTTAATCCAAACCAACCCACCCTCACCAGCCAGATCAATGCCGTTGGTGATCGTCTGTGTTGAGCCGTTACCAGTATAAAGGTAGGTACTGAAGACATCTTCCACATAGGTTGCCTCTTCGCCACCAACACCTGCGGCGGCTTGTACTACGTCTCTTACTGCCATTACGCCATCCCCAGTCCGAGGACAAAAGCCCTCCAAGTCGTGCCACCGTCTGTGGTAAAGAATGCCAGTGTGTCAACACCAGCGGCTGTCAGTGTGGGAGCCGTTGCCGCCGCCCAAGTAACGCCTGAGAAGAACGTTAGCGCCGCAGAGCCACCGTTGGTCACCTCAAGGATGAATGCGCTTACAGAGCCGCTAGAGGCTACGTTGCTAACTGTCAGTGTTTGTGCGCCAGACAGTGTGTAGGTGAAGTAGTTGCCAGCAGACAGGTCGATGTTATTCGCACCCATTGCCACCTTCTTTTCGACCACACTAGCACCAAATGTCTGTGCGGCTGTAAACGTGTTAGCTACGTCATTCTTGGTTGTGTCAGCATCATAGGCTTGTACAGTAACACCAATGTCAGCATCATTCAAGATAGTTGCATCGTACCCTTGGACAGTTACGCCAATGTCAGCATCATTTAAGATGGTTGCATCATACGCTTGTACAGTAACACCAATATCAGCATCAAACAAAGCTGTGCCGACATCAAAGGCTGCTGAACTCCAAGCACTGCCCGTCCAAATAAATAAACCGTTGCTCGTAGAGTTCCAGTACAGAGCACCTGTTAGCAACGCATTACCATCGTTATCTGTGGAAGGCGCAGAAGCCTTAGCACCTAAATAACGGTCATCAAAAGAGTCGTAAGAGGCTGCTGCTGCGTTTGCTGAGTTACTGGCATCAGTAGCATACCCTGAAGCGTTTGATGCGCTTGTAGCGGCTGCTGTGGCTGAATTAGCTGAAGCTGTAGCACTGGTCGCAGCGGCTGAGGCTGAATTAGAAGCGTTAGTCGCTTGCGTAGTTGCAGTTGTAGCTGAGTTAGCTGAAGCAGTTGCTGAGGAAGCTGAGCTAGTTGCACTAGTAGCAGACGCAGTTGCGCTATTAGCTGAGTTAGTTGCGCTGGTAGCTGAAGCAGAGGCTGACGTAGCAGACGCAGTTGCGCTGTTAGCCGAATTAGTTGCACTGGTAGCTGCGCTAGAAACTGAAGATGCGGCAGCGGCAGCCGAAGCTGCTGAATCTGTAGCACTAGAAGCTGCGGCTGTTGCACTAGAGGCAGCAGCAGTAGCGTCAGCAGTTACACCAGCTTCACTGGCAGCGGCAGCGGCGGCAGAAGCGGCAGCCTCATCTGAAGCTGTCTCCGCTCGCAATGTTAATTCAGTGACTTCGTTTAAGGTAATTCCACTGGTGATGTCGCCAGCTCCTCCGACTCCACGATAGATAGCCATGTTTTCTCCTTGTAAACCTTTGTTGAAAGGCTCTAACAAAAGCCCTTTAACAAAGGAAACCCTCCGAAGAGGGCTCCTTATAGCCTAATTAGGCTGGCATTGCGATTGCAATAGCCGCATTGTCACGCAACTCAGCCACGCCATACAGCATGTCAGAGGTGAACAATGTACCCAAGTACTCTTGCTTGTACTGAGTCTGTGAGCGAACGCCCATTTGCTCAGCCAACACGAAAGCGTCCTTGTGGAACATCATACCAATACGAGCATCGCCAGTGGCAGTCTCGCAGTTGGTAGAGACATAAACCTTCACGCCATAAACGTTACCGATTTCGCCGTTACGGATAGTGTTACCACCACCAGTTTCGCCAACAAAAGCTTGCTCAGTGAAACGAGCCAAGCCCATCATCACGTTACGAGCAACAGGAGGCAACACCAACACACGACCGTCCATAGGTACATCAGCATCGTCCAAAGTTTGGATGATTTTACGAATACCAGCATCAGTGATAGCGGCTTCGTTAGTACCAGTGTACAATGTTGAACCGTCAGAAGCGATAACAGCCTTATCATAAGCGATAGTACCGTTACCACCTTGAACACCGCGACCGAGTTGCAACAAGTCGGTATCAACTTGCTTAGCCAAAGCGTAGCCAGCGTCACCAGTGTAAAACTTA